GCTCTGCGGGGCTTTTTTGTAGCCATGCAGCACGACATCTTGATGGACGCAGCCCACATGATCTACGCCATCAATTGCCGAGTAGAAGACGCCACCCTTCACTGCGGCGCCTTGTACTTGGAACCCCTGATCCCCTTCGAGTCTATCCGCTTAGCGTATGACGATGCTAGCGTGACAGTTGAACTACCCCACGAGCTCGTCAACCAAGCCGAGCCCTTCCGTCTCTGGTCCGTCGAACTCCCTATTGCTGATGTCTAAGTACGCTTCGCTGCTATTTTCCCCCGAGGACTACCACCAAATCGGGCCTTTTCGCTTTCCCATCTACCACGACCTCGTGCCTGGTGAAGCTAAAGGCATTGAAGGCATCAGCCGCAAACAAGCCAAATCGACGTTTCGCTCCATCAAACTGGCGCAACGCATCGCCAAGGACCGGGGGATCTCGACCAAGGAAGCCCTCGATATTCTCGGCAACCAGAGCGAAGACACCCAGGATCTGCTCCTCGACTACGCCACCGAGCTCGAAGAACTACAGCGTGATGCTGTCGGCGCCGTCGAGCAGCAGATTGGCTTCGTGACTTTGTTCATGCGCTACCGCGCCGAGGCCAAGCTGCCCAAAGGCAAGGACTGGCAGAAGCTCGAGGACTGGACCGAGGCCGACACCGAAGCCATCCCAACCAAGCTCATGGAGGAAGTATTCCAGCTCATCATCTGGGAGCGTGACGGCTGGCCGACCGCGGAGGGAAACGAGGAGGAGGAACAGGAGTTCCACCTACCCCCGAGCAAACCCTGAAGGACGCGGAAGCTACGCTTCGCGCTCCCCTTACGGACTGGGACGCTATCTACTTCCGAGTGCGGGCCTCACCCGTTGGCGGCGACTTCACACCCACGCGCTTCGTCCGCACTCCCATCAGCACCATACGCTGGCTATTGCGCCAGATCGACGACGAAGATCGCGCTCGGCTGAACATGCAGAGCATGACCACCGCAAAGCTAAATGCGCTCCTAGTGCAGATCGCTCACGGCTTTTCTGGCTCCAAGCGTCCCGCGCCTAAGACCACACCGCGCGCCTTCCTGCCCTTCCCCGACTGGACCCCAACCACAACTCCCACTGACGGCCCCGACGCACCTACCAAGTTCATCCTCACCGAGCTCGTGCGCACGCGCTGCATTCCGCTGCATGTCTACGCCGCTCTGGCGACCGGAACCACCGAGTAGCCTTAACATACGAGTAGCGCATAGCGGGCTGTGTCAGATTTTCGGCTCAAGGTAATAGCTGAGACTCAGGCCGCCGAAAGCAGTCTGAAGCAGGTAGATAAGGTTGCGACAGAAGCTACTAGAGATCGTAACCTAAAGATTGAAATACCTAATTATTCAGATCTAAGCAAGAATTTCAAAGACTTAAATAAAGACGTAAGCAGCGCAGCTAACGGCATAAAAGATTTCTACAAAGTAGCATCAAAGCTACCTGTAGGCCCTATAAATGACATAAACCAGCTAGCAGGGAATCTCAAAAGAGTTGCTGTTTCCGCTACAGAAACCGGTCGCAACGTAGGGGACGCTGGTGACATTATTAAATCAACGTTCAGTGCGACAAATAAAGCCGCCGAAACACTGGTTGCGCGCTTAACAAAGATCGCACTCAGCCTGTACGTAATCAAAGAAGCCGCAGGCTTGGTACAGGGCGCCTTCGGCGGGTTGTTCAACGAGACCATCGGCCGCGAGATCAAGCTCCGCGAAACGATCCTCAAGACCCAAACCACCCTCGCTTCAACCAACAAGGTCTTCCGCAACGGCACGGAGATCACCGACCCGTACCAAAAGATTGTTGCCCTCACCGGCGCCGTCCGCAAGAATATCGACTCCATCCGAGAACGGTCGATCGCCCTAGCTGGCGTCACCTCCGGTGAAGTCATCGAAGTCTTCGGCATGGTCGCCTCTCAGGTTGGCCAGATCGGTGGTGGCCTCAAGGAAGCGGAAGACCTGGCGATCAACTTCGCCGCCGCGCTCGGTACCTTCGGCATCCCCCTCTACCAGGCTCGGCAGGAAATCGGCTCCATCCTGCGCGGAGACATCACCACCGACTCGTACCTCGCCAAAGCGCTGGGTATTAGGAACGAGGACATCGCCAAGGCCAAGACCGCGACCGGTGGTGTTGTTAAGTTTCTTGAAGAGCGCCTAGCTGCTGCCGTCGCCGGCCAACGCATCGCCTCCGAAGGCTTCTCCGGCGTCGTCTCGAACATCAAGGATCTTAGCGAGCTCGTAAGTCAGAACTTCGGCGCAGGCTTACTAGATCCGTTGCTTGATAGCTTAACCAGTGTTTTTAATTTTTTATTTAGTATCCGAAACGAACTATTTGAAATATCAAAGCTAGCTGGAAAAACTATTGGCACGATCGCCGACACGGCCATAAAGCTGATAGGTGGAGCTACGGGCGGAGCAAGACAAACTCGGCTGGAGGGCGGTGCAGTCAGAGGGCGGACAGGAGGTGAAACTCCCCTGACCAGCAAAGTAACAAGTGATTTTGGAGCAGATGACGCGCTTAATGCAGCGAAGGCTACGGTCAACTATGTAAAAGTCGAAGTCAGTAAAGCTTTTTCAACTGTCTACTTACAGATAAGCACGCTGCTCGAGCGCGTTTCTTCTGCGTTTCTGGCCGTAGGCGGCGGCTTAGCCATGCTGGCCAAGGGACTGTTGAGTATAAAGCTAGAAACATTTAAGGCACTAATAGGAGCAGTAGAGTCAATATCTCCCGCGCTACTGGTTGCAGCTAAGGGCTTAGGGTTTTTCTTAGGCCTATGGGGCAAGTTCATGGAACTGCCTCTGGTACAGGAGTTAGCCCAGATTGGCATAGGGATGCGTGCGCTTCAAGCAACCGGGGTGACACAGTTAATACAGTCGGGTTTTGCGCTAAAGTTCGTATTCGACAACTTTAGTAAAGCGCTTGCATTTGTAAAATCACAGTTTGCACTTTTACGTCCAATTATTGGCAGTGTAATCTTGTACATAGGCCAACTAATATCTAATATAGGTAGAGCGGCAATCGCGGCAGCTACGGCATGGGCCCCAGGTAGTAAAGCTCTGCAAGCATTAAGAACTGAGATATTATTAGTAGCCGAACAATTTGAATCTGTTGGTAATGCTGCGCAGCGCGCGGGCGACAAAACAGGAGGATTCGGTCAAAACATCGAAAAAGTAGGAGGAGGAATAGTAGGCTTGATAGCTGGCATGATTAAGTTTCAACTAATCATGTTTGCCATCACTGCGATTTTAAGCACAGCGATGGAGCGGTTTTCCGCATACAAAGAATCCCAAGACAAAATAGCCAGTGACAAACGCGCTCAAGAAGCCGTTCGCAGACTTGCAACTACTTATAAAGACTTAGGCGAAAATGCGACTGAAGCGCAGAAAAGAGCAAAAGCATTTGAGCAATCTCTAGTTAATCAAGAATACGATAAGGCAGTAGATGGTCTAGAAAAAATCAAGAAAAAACTGGAAGAAGTACGCGACGCATTTGGGCCAAAAGAAGGATTTGGAGCTAATCTTAAAAAAGGTATAGACAACATATTAGCCACTTTTAATCCCGCAAACATAGATATACTTGGAAAGCAATTACGAGGTGATTATGCAGGAACGGATATTGATAGCTTTGGTGAAGCTATTGAGCGCCGCACATTAGATCAACGAAAAGCCGCTGAAGCCGAAGTAGCTAAGTACGCAAAAGAAGTCGACAAGCTTGCCGGCGAAGATAACATCAAACTCCAGGCCCAAAAGCGCGCCGACCTATCCAAAGAGATCGCCGAGCTCGAGCGCCAGCAACAGAACGACCTCTTCCAACAGCGCCAGAGCCTCGCCCAAAAGGAAGTCGACATCTTCCGCGCCGCAGGCGAGCTCCGCATCTACCAGATGGAGCAGGCCAACGCCAAGCTCATCGAAGGCGAACAAGGCGCCTCCCGTGCCGCTCTCGAGGCTCTCAACACCTATCTGTCGGTGCGCGAGAACGGCGAACTCGATATTGAAGCTGAAAAGAAAACGCTTGCGATTGAGGTGGTTAACCTCGAAAAAACAATCGCCGACTACCGTTTCGAGAACGAGAAGAAGATCGCCGAGATCCGCAAACGCGCCGGCGAAAACGAAATGGCCATGGCCGACGCTCGCCGTCAGGCAGAAGGGCAAGGCCCGCGCGTAGCTGGTGGGGGCGCATTCGACACAGGCTTGCGCACTGGTCCTGCTCCTGTCATCGGGGG